CCACTCATAGGTGGTTTAGTTTTTGTTTGTTTGATTGTATTTGCACTAAAAGGATGTTTAGCTGTTTTTGGTTTAATTATGTTTTGTAAAAGATTAATGCCTAAAGTAACTGGGCCTACTATTGGAATCTTTAATCCTTTTTTCTTTGTAGTGACATTATTAGATCCTGTAGTATTAGTAGTATTTGTATTAGTTACATTACCCCCTTCTCCACCTGTATCACCAGGACTTGGAGTAAATGCTTGTGCTGGTGTTTTAAAATCATCTTTTGAAGCGTCCGCTCCTCCACCTTTTAATTTTAAAACTTTTAATTTTTTTTTCATTACTTTTTCTTCTTCCTAGCAATCTCAAGCTTCTCTTCTGCAATTCTAATTCTTTCTGCTGCTTGATCTTCATTGTTTTCAAGTTTCATTTTTTCAATATCTAATCTTTCATCCATTTCATTTTCTCTAATCTCATTAGAGTTCATATCTTGATCTGCTCTTCTTTGAATATCTACTGCTTTAAGATCTAATTCTCTTTCTTTTAATGCAACTAGTGGATCTTTCTGTTGACCCATAGCTTCGCTTTGTGCAAGTTGAGTAGTTATCTCTGCAACCCTTTGAGCAATCATAGATTCCATTCTTATTTGTGCTGCTTCTGGATCTTGTTGTAGCATTTGTTGTAAATTAGGATCTTCCTGTACCATAGCTCCAACTTCTCCTTGAGCTTTTAGTGAAACGTGCTCAGATATATGTGCTTGTAGAGATGAATATACTTGAGGATTAATTTGAACCATTCTTGTTTGCATAAAGGCTACATGGGCTGCAATATGGGCATCATGGTCTTGTGGAGGAAATGCTTTTAATGGTTTTTGCATAATAGATTCCATATTTTCGGTTGCAGGATCTTTAGGCATTGGTTTTTCTTGTGGAATAAGTATTTGATCTATGTCTTGAGTCCCTAATGCTTCATAAACTCTACGATATGCCTCTCTCAAGTTGTGCATCATAGGATTTGACATAGCAATCTTTAAATTTTCGTTAGCAAGCGTTACTCTTTGTGCCATACTCATGATATTAGGGTCGGCAACTGGTATTACATCGACTCTATCATCGAAATCAGTTTGTTTTACTGCTTGATCTGCACCATATACTGAATATGGGTAGATTGGTGGTAGATATGTACCGAATACTTTTGATAATAGTCTAAATTCTCTACGCATTGAGTAGTAACATCTCTTGTGTATTGCGCTCATGACCCTCGAACCACGCTCTAATAGCGAAACAGTCGTACCAACAGCTCTATTTTGCAAATCATTACCTGTATCCATGTTAGTAATCGCTGCAAACTTCTGTCCTGCTTGGACAACAAAGCCCATTAATTGGTATAATGTAGATGATGGCTCCTTAAATGGTAAAATTTGAAACTGATCTTTGATATTACCCCCAGGCGCATCTACATCTCTAAACTCTCCTGGTTGAAATGGTTGGTCATCGTCTCTAATTCTGATACCTCTAGACTTAAATCCTGCAGGTAAGTTCGATAAAGTACCTGCATCTAGTAATTGTCTTAAAGATTGTGTAGCAGTTCTGCTTAATCCACCTATCATATGAGTTAAACCAAACCCATAAAACCCTAATCCTGGTAAAAATTTAAAATGTACAAAGTATTCTTTTCTTTTTTTAGTCTCATCAGTCATATCATAGTTACGGTAGATAGATAAAACTTCTCCTGAGCCTTCATCAATAGTAATTATGTAAGGAACTTTTACTTCTTTTTCTGAATTGGCGTTTTCAAACTCTTCTAAATTACAATCAACATGCATCTCAAGTACTGAGTATGAATATTGTTTATCCGTTGAAGGTGTTACTCCTTCTAACTCTTGGTATTTTTTTTCAATTTCTGTAGGACCTGCTGCAGTTGGTTTTAATTCAACGTCTCTATAAAATCCTGCTGCTTGTTTTTTAAGTATCTCGTTCTCTCCCATTTTAATGACATGAGTAATTCTTTCACATTCCATTAAATCGGTTGCATAATATGGAACCACTAAATCTTCTGCAGGAATAAATTTAGATACAGCTCTTTGCATCACTTCATCATAATAAACTTTTTTAAATGCTGATCCTGCTAGTGCTAGATAAAATAATAATTGATCAAACTCTGGAGTATATTCTTCCATCTCCTCTGTAATCATATAGTTCATAAAATCTTGAACACGTTGCGCTTGATTAACTTTTTCATCATCTTCCATTCCAAGAACTCTTGTTCTTACGGGTCCAGAAGATGGAAGTAATTCTTTATAAGCTTGTGCTTGAAATGATGTAACTGCTTCAGATAATAGAGGATGAGTCACGGATGCCGAACCTTTAAACGGTCTAGTCATCTCTGTGTGCTTGATTCCAAGAAGATCTAAATTACTAGTATAAGAAGTTTCCCAATCTTTTCTTGAGACTCTATCTTTTTTATAATCATCTAATAGTTGATTAGACATTCTTTGCAGTACTTCGTCTGACATGTCTTCTGCAAGATTTTTAAAAAATTCTTCAGTCTCATTAACAGCTTCTTCAACTGTTGTTGGTTCTTCCCCCTCAATCTCAATATCTACTTCTTCTGAATCAGGAGTTACAACTTCCTCTTCAATTGCTTTTTCAATTTCAGCCATATTAAAAAATTAATAAAGTTTAGTTGGTTTACTTCTCGCCATTCCACCACCACGAGCTTTGACCATTACGCCTTTGTTAAAATAACTTCCTGGTTTTTTTATTTTTGCATTATTAGCTTTTATTTTTTCATTAAAGGCAATTTTTTTTGCAGCTTTACTTTCTGAAGCACTCGCCATTTTTGATTTTATATTGTCTAAATTAATACCAAAAAAACTTTTTGATCTTCTAGCCTTTTGAGCCTCATTAGATTTTTTAAATGCATCTACACTTTCTTTTGTAAAGTTAGCACCTTTATTACCTGCACCAAACATTTTAAATGGGCCTGTATTTGGAAGATCTTTATTAACTGTTATACCAGGTCTTTTTTTTGGGATAGTTGTAGTTACTTTAGAAATTGGTTTAGATTTAGTTACCATCTTAGCTGCATCTTTACCTCCACCACCAGATGTAATCATCTTAGTAGCATTAGTCTTACCCCCAAGCATTCCTAACTTGGATGCACCTAATAATGCTGCACCTGCTAGAAGAATCTTATTTCGTCTTCTTGATTTTTTTGACATGTCTTTAACTCCTAATTAATAATATACGTATTTACGTTCTTTATAACTTTCAACCTCATCCTCGTCAGCATAAGTAGTTACGAAAGAACCTTGTCGATATCTTAACATAGCTTGGGTGGTGCTGTCCACATAATCGTCATGTTCTCCATGAGGAAACGCAGCACATTCCTCAATTACTTCTTGAGCCCAATGTTCGTCTCTAGGATAATATACTTGTTTAGACTCAAATATAGGAGCACAGGCGTTGACCCGTGAGTGTTTATCCTGGCCTCTTCCTGGTGTGTAATCCATAACAGGAATACCCATTCTTCTTAATTCTTGTAATAAACTTTGTCCACTTGCTTTAGCCTCAATTATAATTGTCTCTGGTTGCCAATACTTGTATTGATCAAGGGCTACCATTTTTAATTCTGGAAAATCATATTTACCTTTAACGGCATCAATTAACATAATAGCATCAGGCATGGATTCGTGAGGCGTGAATATTCCCCATGTAGTAATGGCTGAGTAATCGGCAGATTCTTTTTTACTGAACGCTGTATCATAAGATTGTATGACATGTTTTAACGTAGGAAGATCCCCGGTCCATGGCTGCCACCATTCTCTTTTTAAAATCGCTCCTTCCTCTGAAGTTGGATTTTGCATGTACTGTGCAGACCAATTTCTAATTGATATGGACGCTTTAACTTTTTCTAGTTCTTCTAGGTTCCAATATTCAGGCCACACGGGTTGTAAGTTATCTTCATCTCCTAATAGAGCTGGAAAAGAAATTGTTTCCCATTGATCTGACTTAGGTTCATTTTGTGATTTAATTAATCTACCAGTCAAATCATCTTGAGCCCACCTTGTCATTACAAGTACGATAGAGCCTCCTGGTTGTAGACGTTGTCTAGGACCAGATAGGTACCAATCAAAAGTTCTCTCCATTGCACTATCGGACATTGAGTCTTGCTCCGTGTGTGGATCATCGATAATAAGTAAGTCCGCCCCTCGTCCTGTGATAGAACCGCCAACACCCGCTGCAAAGTATTCCCCACCTTGATTGGTCTCCCAACGTCCTTTTGCCTTACTATCTTCTCTTAGTCTAACATCTCCAAAGATCTGTTTATACTC